ACAACAATGCCGGAAGACCCTACCTTTAATTGAGGCGCTCCGTAAAACCCTTGAGAGGACACGGACTGCCACGATTGCTGGACATTCAACCCGGACCCCCACAAAGCCGAACCCCAAAGAGAAGATCCCCATTCGGCTGTCGTCATAGGGGAAAAGGTTGTCGGGTCTATGGGTTCCGTCGTGTCGAAATCGACATTTATCCCGCAGAAAACTGAAGGCCGTCCGGTGACTCTGAGAACAGGCCGGGACATGGTGAATCTCTTGCGATTCCCCGGATTCCCATAAGGATTGAACGCGCAAAGTCCAACCCCGGTTATCCACGTCCCATTGTCTGAATGGGTATCCCATGCCTTATAGACAACGCCATTGCCCCCGAAATAAGGCGCATCCCCCCACAATTCAAAACAGTTCGCCGCCCAGCCAGTGAATTGGCACCAGTTCTTTGTGATGGAGTTCATCACGTACTGTTCTTGATAGCCAACAGAGACCGGAACATTCAACCAAAGCTGATTTTCTTTTGGGTAGTACATCAACTCCCATCCGAAATTTGCTCCATATCCAGTGACGGCGGTAGAAATCGCGTATTGGATTTTGTCTGTCAGCGCAACTCTCGGATTGACCCGCGAAGATTGAAGCGCCGAGGACATGGGAAGTATCCCGTCCTGAGAGATGATGAGAAGATCCCCTGCATACTTGTAGAGGCATCGCGTCCCCACAGGCGCACCAATCCGCCATACCCCTTTCAATGCCCATTTGGTCGCATCGGACGGGTCCGTTCCCTCATAGACGAGAACTTCGCCTTTGTTCGTAACCGCGACGTAATAATCATCCACTCCAGAGCCGGCATCAATCGTCCATGTCCCGTGATTGACGATATACCCGCCCATCTGAGCGAACGCAGACATATCAACCGCCGCCGCCGCCCCTCCCACGGACTGGACGGGGAGATACCATGTCTTCAATGCCCCGGCTTCGGTGAAAAAAACCCGGTTCTTGAACAGAATCGGATTATTCAGCTTGGTCGTTGTGACTCCGGTAATCGCGGGGACCGAAGCGCCATCAATCGCCGTCCAGGTTGCCCCGTCGTAGAGTTGAGGCTTGTCCAATCCGTTCGCCGCGTAAAGAAAAATCCCGCCGGCAGTGGTTACGTTGGCGCATTGAAATCGTGAATCTGACAATCCCGTAACCGCGGCGGCCCCTACAGCTCCGCCAGATGAGACATCGTAAATCTTGCCTTCAGAAACCGCCCACATTTCCGAGGTCGCGCCCCCTCCCTCATACGTCATCAGGGTTTCAACCTGATCCGGGAGCCCCGTCGCCCATACCGAATAACCTGAACGCAAAACGCATTCAGTTGTCGCAGGGAAGATGTTCTTCAGAATGACGGCATCTGTTGCGCTCATGTTTGCAGACGGATCACGAGCGTTCCAACCTCCAACCGGAGCAGGGACCGTGACGGACCGTCCTACCGCTGCACGCTGTCTCGGGGTTGCCGGGACTCTCATACGTTCCACGATCCCGAAGGAACAACGATGCCGGGGAATATGTCGTATTTGGTATTGGACAGACTTAGCCAATCCTTTGATCCATCCCGACTCATGGCATCCGCAACACGCCTTTCATACGTGTTGAAATCTTCCCCGTACTCAAACCCCTTCAGCTTCTTGAATCGCCAGATCGTCCCAAGGACAAGAAGATTCCAATCCAACAAGGGAACGTCTTCATTCGCACCCCATTCCTCTTGGCCGGCTCCACCAGAAGATTCGCACCAGTTGCGGGAGATGTACTCAAAGTAACAACTCTCCCCCGCCGTTGGGGTGGGGTACATCAGGAGATTCCCGCCCTTGATGCGGAAATTCGACCACGGGCCGTTAATAGCGAAGGCCTTGTTCTGCTGCCATCCTTGGGGAGTCTTCGGACCAAATACCGGACGCCGGAGAGACCGGTTCCAGATCGTGTCATTGATGATGTAATTCAAACCGGGCGCGATGGTCGTTATGGCCCCCTGGTCTTCCGTGGCCACCGTGGTATAGGTGGCTTCGGTTTGCAATGCTGACCACTGATACCGCGCGGAAAGCTCTTGCCCTTCTTCGTTGCACAACTCGACGATAGTGACGACATCGTTCGCCGTTGATCCCATGACATCGGAGACCGCATCAAGCGACATCCGCTTCAGGATGGAATTGACGATGGAAAGGCAGGTAGCCATAACGATTCCTTATGCTGCGATTTTGGGCCGCCCGCGTTTGGGCTTTTCTTCCAGTTCGGACAGCCTCTTTTCGAGGGCGGCAAGCTGGGTCTTCAGTTCGGCGTTTTCCTGCATGACCGACGAGGCGATTTCCTTACCCTTGAGCCATTCGCGAGCCTTTTCTCGAAGCTCTCTTCCGCCGATTCCGAAACGCCCCATGCACTCTTCCGTCATGGCGGCAACGTCTTCAATGGTCACAACACGAATGGAAATGAAGTTCTCTGCCTGAGCAGGTGAGAGAAGAGGCCATTCCTTGACCGAAGTCCCGTTAAGAGGGGCTTCGTGGCCGGCCTTCCATGCTTCGTATTTCTTGTGAAAGCCATCGACCCACTCTTGCGGCATAGCGTCTTGCGATTGGGAAAGGAGCTTGTTCTTGATCGACTCAAGCCATGCCTTCGCGTCTTTTTCTACAACGTCCTTGGAACCGGGCTGCATGATGAAAGCCATGTCGATGTCTTTCGTCTTGCGATAGCCCGCTTCAACACTCGCCCTCGGGTCTTCCTTTGCGATTCGCTTGAACTCAACATAAGGGGGACGTGCGGGAGCTTGGGAAATTCCGACCATTTGGATATGTCTCCTGTAAAGGGTCCATTTCGGGGAACACTCGGATGAATGCCCCCTGAAATGAAAACAGCCCCGGATAGGGGCTGTCTTCACCTGCTTTCGAGACGGGTTAAGTCACGATCTGCATACACGATGGGTTGTTGATCATCGCGGACCCGTAGCCCGTGTAAGTGCCGGTAAGGGTGATCGACCCGGTCGCCGTCGAGTTCTTGTCGCCAAGAGTCCCGATTGCCGATCCGGTGTAGATGCGCTTGCCATCCGGGTCCAGACCGGCGACCACGGTCGAGGCAGGGATGCCCGTACCCGAAAGCGCCATGCCGAGGAAAGCGCCGTCATAACCGCTTGGCACCACCAGAACGCCGGTCCCGATTTGGGTATTGGCGGTAAATGTTTTGGTGCCGGTGGCGGAAATCCGATTGCGGATGTTCAGCACTTGCTTACCCGTGGCAGTGGCGCCAAGGATGCCCGCCGCCGCAATGGCAAGAACGCCATCCGCGGCAACGGTTGCATTGGTCTTGATCACCGCGCGGCCTTCAAGCTGAATCCATCCATACGTGCCGGAGGCCATCGGAGCCATAGCGATACCAAAGCAAAAGCCTTGGGTAACGGTGGAGGGGAGCAACGCGCCCTGATACACCTCGTCCCACATGACCGCCGATCCCTTGAGGATGGCATCATTGGATTTGATGTACATGAACTTGCCCGCGCCCCAGAAAGGATCCACCGCCGTAACGGTGAGGCCGAGCGCATGGCGTTGCGAGGTGTCGGGAGCGAACCAGTCGTTGAAGGGTTGCGTGCCGAGAGTGGGAGAAATTGCAGCAAACATAGTGTTATCTCCTTAGGGCTTGCCGACGCCTTGCAGCGAACGGTTGGAGGTGACCAAGTTTCCTTGGAAAAGAATCGGGATAACGATGGCATCCTGATTCACCGACTTGAGTTCCGGCATGATTTCCATGTTCGCATCCTGATGAACCACGAGATCGATGTAGTCCGTATTCAGGAAGTACATGTGACTCGCAGGAACACCCGAGGCGGACGAGTCGAAGAACACATCTGCCGTCTTGTACTTCATCGAGATCATGCCGCCCTGCCCTTCATCAGACGGGGCGTAGCGCTTCAGACTGGATTGCGAAGACTCGAAGAACGCGAAATAATCCGAAGACATCACGATCAAGTCAGGCTGATCGCTTCCGCGAGTCGTCGCCAGCCATAACGGAAGCATCATTCCGGATTCAATGGTGGAGGCTGATACGGTAACGGAGTTGTCGGACGCATCCTGCACCTTGTTCTGCCAGAAGGCATACGTGGAGCTGTTGATGCCGCCCACAATGCCCGTGCCAGTGTCTGCGACGAGGGCCTGAATGCCGCCGATCTGGTTGGAAACGGTGACGCCGTCCGAGTAAAGGTCTTGCGAAAGACCGTTCGCCATCGAGCGTTGTGCGTTCTTGATCTTCGCTTTCACGAAGTTGATGATCCGATTCGCGCCGGAGTTGGTGCGGATTTCCAGACCGGACGCCGCCACATTCACCGCAACCTGACGCCACGGGAATTCCGCCGCGGTAATGACATCCACCGCAGAGACGTTCAGCACGTCAAAGCCGGAATAGCGCTGATAGGTCGAATTGCTGGCGTAGTCGAGAGGTTGAACAATCGAAAGTCCGCCATCCTCAAGCCGGACCTTGCCCTTTTGGGTCAGGCGACGGTAGAGGGCGTTGTGATTCGAAACATTATCGGCGATGTCTTTCGAGTGATTCCGATAGGTAGTGCTCACCAGTTCCGTGAAGGTACTGAAAAGCGTGGATTGACCGGGAGAGGCCATAGTATTTCTCCTAGAAGGATTCCTGCGTCATCACGACGCGGGGGAGATCAGATCAGGCCCAGACGTTGGGCGGTTTCTCTGATCGTGTCGTCTATCGAGCCAACAGGCTTGGCAGCGGGCAACGTAGCTTTACGGCTCACGTTCGCCGAGGCGGCTTGTTTGGCAGCTTGTGCTTTCTGAAGGGCTTCAGCCTTTCGCTTCTCTTCAAACTCCGCTTGCTGTTTGGCAAGCACCTGAGTCCGAACAGTCGGATTGGCGTAGATAGCCTTTTCATAGGCGTCATTGAGATCGGTCGCTAGACCAGCCTGTAAGAGGCCCGCCATGTCGTTCCGTACATCCTCAAAGTAAGCGTGCGATGGGTCCGACTTGAATCGCTCCAGGTGGCTGTTAAGCTCCTGCCGTTCCTGCCATTCCCTTGCTTGGGTTTGCTGCTGAATCCATTGTTGCTGCTGCTGTAGTTGCCGCTGCAACATCTGGACTTGCGGGTCAATTTGCGGCTGACTCGCTTGAAACTCTGTCGCTTGTCCGAGATCCACTCCGTAGTCCTGAGCGATCTTGGAAATCATTGCAAACTTCTGCTGCGCAGACCCGAAACGCAGGGCTTGGTCTGCTTTCAGCAATTCATTCACCGCAACGTCAGGCGTCACCCCCAATGCCTGAATCGTCGGGAGATAAGGCGTCACCACCCTTTCCATAACGTCACCGAACTGGGCCTTGGTGCGGAACTGTTCAAGCCCCTTGTGCATCTCTTCAGAGCGGCGGATAAACGCGTTCTTCACGGCTTCGGGAGCCTGTGCAAAGGCTTCCGCTTCATCCTTCCTCAATCCGAGTCGTTGAAGCTCGGGGGGGACGGCGGGGGGCGACTCCGGAGCGGGTTGGGCCTCTTCGACGGGAGGGGTCTCGTCAGGCGGTTGCTCCGGAGTCGCTTCCGGCTTGGCAAACCGGCCTCGCGCATCCCTGAGCCGGTCTTCCTTTTGTTCTTCGGTTTCCTCTTCGCTTCCCCTCGCTTCAATTTCTGCAAGGGTGTTGCGAATCGTGTCGTCCATGCTGACTTCTGCTACCTCGTCGGGGGTATCCTCGACTACGGTTTCGTCTGACATTGCTGTCTCCATAAAGGACAGAGGGGGCCAATGCCCCCCCTGGGTGGGTACGTCATCCCGACGTTCCCGATGCCCTGTCTAGCAGGGAATTACGCTGCGCTTTCCAGTACCTTTCTCTTGTCGCTCGGTAGCTGGTGCCACGCTTGGACAACAGCGCTTTCTATCGCTGCGTCCTGTTTCTTTTCTTCGTCTTTCACGCGAGATTGAGCCGCACGGGTCTCTGATTCCATGCCTTCCCACTCTCGGCAATTATTCTTCTTCAGGTCTTCCCTGCGCTTCGCCCTTGAGTCGATCCACTTGCCATCTATCGGCGATTGATAGGCAGGAATATCCACAATCCCCATCGGGGCCGTGAGAATGACCTTGGTCATTGACTCGCCACAATGCGCGGGAGTCTGGTGGCAATTATTCACCGTCTGGTAGTAGTCTTCCGTTGCGCCGCATTTGGCACACATGGCTTCGTAAATTGGCATCAGAGTAGTAGCAGTAATGCTTCCTCGTCGTCTTCCTCATGGCGTTTGGCAATGATCTGATTGACGATTGCCACCTGTGAATCCAGCCACTCGCTAAAGTCCGTGTAGTCCTGATATACGGTCTTTTGTTCTTCTTTGACTTCTTCGATTACGGACTGAATGACTTCAGGCTCAGGCTCAATCCCTGAAATCCTCTGAAGCGTTGCGCGGATCGTTTCTTCAATCGCGGAGTCTTGTTGCTGTTTCCGCTTCCATGCCTTCTTGTTCCATCCTGTGTGCTTGTTCGGATGGAACGCATCATCACCGCCAGTCTTTGTGTTTTCCCCAGACCAAGCGAACGTCGCAGACTGTCCAGAATACGAATAGACCCCGGCGTCACCCGATAGCGCGTAGGCAACCGAAGAACTTGCAGAAGGCGCCGAGCTAAACGGGCCCTGAGCAAAGGTGTCGAAACCGAAGGACATTTAGAACGCGATGATGTAAGCCACACCCGGGCCACCATTACCACCTCTCCCGGCAGTCCCACCGGTAAAGCACGCACCACCCCCACCCCCTCCGCAACCCTCTCCGGCATCTCCCCCATTACCACCTGCTGTTGAAGTTGCTCCACCCCCTCCCCCACCAGAACCGCCAGAGGAATACCCGAAAAGGCTTTTTATGCACGTCCGGCCCATATAAACCCCCGTGTTTCCGTTTGTTCCGTTTCCTGCGCCTGTGCCACCCGTACCACCAGCAATGGAGGCATGAATAGCTACGTTTGTAGCATTTACCGCACCGCCAGCGCCACCCGCAGCGGCAGTTGCAATTGCCCCACCGCCTGCGCCTCCTGACGTGATCGCCGCTGGGTTCGCCGCCGTACCCGCTCCGGCCGAGGTTGCCGTACCTCCTGCCCCTGCGGCTGTTGGTGCGAGAACTTGAAGAAGCATCATCCCGGAGAAGGGGGCAGACGAACCACCAATCGCGCCTGCTGTGCCTACCGCTGCCGCACCCGAAGCCGCACCTGCTGCGCCTCCACCTGCTGCCGTGCTTGAGTAGATCAGGGAATAGTTAGCCGATCCCGCTAAAGGAACGGGAGAAATGGATGAGCCAATTGCCGCCGATCCTGCGGCACCTGATGCGCCTCCTTTGCCGGGGATGCCCATGCAAATGTAGAGAACATCGGGACAAAGGAACGCGGGGACAAGAATTGACCCACTTCCACCACCACCTCCACCACCGCCACCCCCCGCCGCACTTGCCGCCCCAACAAACCCACCACCACCACCACCGCCAGCGGCTTTGAAGAAGATGTAAATCCACGTCGCCCCGCGGGGTTTGTTCCAGACCTTGAACTCAGACGTTGTCGTTGCAAAGGACTTAAAAACATCGAACGAAATCGCCGAACTTAGCGCAGGAACGTCAAACCCATCAAGCATGATGCCAATCCGGGGGGGGGATTTCGTTCTCGGTGATGTCCTTCAAGGACGAATCCTCCAAAGGCACGCCGTCCAGCGAGAAAACCCCATCACAGATCCTCGTGTCTTCGGTTACGGACTGATACCCATCCTCACCGTTTTGGAGGATGCCTTTGAACCAGATGCTCATCAGTACTTTCCTCCAATACCCGTGACATACCACCCCATGCTGGCCGGCTGTACGGAAAGGCACTTAACTAGGATGGTGTATCCCGCAGGAATGGGGAGGTTTATCGGCAGGGAATAGGTAATGTTCGCCCCTGTTGCAGACGGCGTTGTTGCAGGGAGCGCAATCTCATCAATCAGCCATGTATCCGCATCGGTCGTCGAGCCTGACGAGACGGACGAAATGAACACCTTCATGGTTGTGGCGTTGGAAACTGTCGTACTTGTTCCGCCGTATTTGAATATCAACGAACGGAAAAACCCTCCATTGGTCGCGTCCGCTTGCCACACCTTATGAGGGCCGCCATCCGCAACAGAGGTAGCGATGGTTCCTGCGCCATCGTAAAGCGTGGAGGCCGCTACCCGCACCAGCCAGCCAACGGACTGCACATCCCCCACACGGGTGTAAATCGGGTCTGTATTAGGGAGCGCCATTTATGCCCATCCTTGTGATTTGATCCGGGCGAGCAACGCACCGGAGTTAGCGTCCATTTGCCAGTGTGAATTCAGCGTGACAAACACGTCCTTCGTCCCTGCGGAGAAATTCACCGCCGCTGCGATTCCTGACGATCCGTTTTCCACGGTGTCCCTAACGAGCGTGGTTGAGGCCGAGAGATACCCCAGCCCGACTTCCCACTCAGAACCGCCCGCGATGCAATACGGGAACACGTCCCCCACGTTGTAGGCATTGGCGAACGTCTGGTATCCAGTCGGAGCCGTCCCGGAAAGGGTGACATTCCCCGTTCCCGTGGTCGTGGTTGAGTCTTTGACTCGGTCTCTGGCGTAGGGCATCAGGTCACCTGAAACACGCCGGCAGCCGGATCGGGAGTGAATGCAAACGTGTCGGCATTCGATCCATTCATCGTCACGGTTGAGCCGTAATCCCAATAACCGGGAACGATGTTGTTGGTCTTATTGACCAAGAGGACATAGCGGAACGAGAACCCCCCACCCGATGCCGTCCATGTGGCAGGAGAGGCAAGAATGAGCTTGTATGTCCCCGCGGCTTCGCTTGAGGATGTCGTGGAGACATTCGCGCCGCCTTGGGTGTATCCCCCTCCCGTGGCGAGATCAGTCGTTCCGGCAACGAATGCCGGAGAGCCAGGAACAGCCGACGCGAGCGCAAACGCCCATTGATCCGTCCCGGCGTTGACCCCTTCGAGGAGGCTGTCTATTGCCCCGGCGACTTTGACATAAGCGGCCATATTACTGAACCCCTGCAATCCGGCCATCAGGCCCGCGAATCGCCTTTCTCGGTCGGGTCATGACTTCCACCAATTGTGCATGGGAGTCCTGTTGTGACTGCATGAGCTTTTCCATGTTGGAATTCATCGCTTCCACAAGGGCAGACAAGCCGGCCTTTGGTTTGGCTGTGCCATCCCCGTTAATCTGTGTCGTTTCATCCTTTGCAGAGGCAGAAAGCGCCGCCGTGTCCATTGAAGTCTTTGCAGACAACTCCGCCACGACAATCTTGGTATTCGCGTCAAGTTCGGCTTTCCATCGGTCAAACTCAAGCCGTTGCGCGTCACTCTGGGACTGAGCCTGTACCTTCATCTGCTCAATCTGTGCGTTCAGTTGCGCCTTTTGGGCTTCGCGCTCGGCTTCCATCTGGTTTCTCGCTTGCTCTAGCTGGGCTTCGTGCTGCTGACGCGCCATTTCGAGTTGTTGCGTTCCCTGTTGCTTGATCTGCTCAACCTGCAACGAGTTGTCTTGCGGCTGCTGTTGTTGGGGAGGCGGTTGTTTCACCTTGTCCAAAGCGTCCTCTACGGCGTTTCCAAGCCGCGCCCGACGAATCACAGCCAGCATGATTTCCTTCAGGGCATCAACCGGCATGGCGCCCATCTGCACCGCAGGGCCAAACCCTTGCATCAGAGACGTGAGCCCGCCCAAAAGTTTCTGCATGGAATCCATGTCGCCCTCAATCGAGGCAGCAACGGTGGAGTCGGTCTCTACATCAACCTTGTACGTTCTGAGCTTGTCGTCTTTCAGAACCTGAATGACGTCTTCCCATGTGGGAGACTGAGCCATTGCAGGGTCGGGAGGTTGTCCGGTCATTTGCGCCTGCATCAGGGCTTGCTGTTTCTGCTCCATCGTCGGGAGCTGAATCCCGGTCATGGTCTGCAAGGTCTCAAAATTGAAATGCTCCCCGATGATTTCAGCTTGTATCCTGAGGATGTCCCGAATGAACCGCGCCACTTCGGATTGCATTCTCTTGAGGCGATTCGATCCCCATTGATTCTTGATCTGTTGCGCGGTGGCGGTTTCGTTCGCGTTCGTAGAACCTCGGAGAATGTCAGAGATGCCCGTGATTTCGTAGATAACCTGTTTGGCCTGTTCCCGCTGAACGTAGAGTTCCTTGAGAACCATCGCGGCTTGTTCAATGGGCATGAACCAGATGGCTTTCTCAAGCCCGCCGCGTTCAAGTAAAGCCGTGACGTTCTCCGCCGGGATGAGGTCGTTATCCTCTCCTCTCATCAGCTCGGAGAGTTCGCTTAACGTCGCGTCGTAAATCCCCCGGAACTTGAGACCTTTCACCAGCCGGTTAATCCGCGCAGTGATGGTGTCCAGCTCGTCCGCTTGTTCCTTGTACATCTCATAGAGAGGCACAGGGATAAGGCTTGAACTATCCTCAACGGACATGAGCGGAGCAGGTACAGGGAAGAACCCCTGAAGCCTGAGAGGGTCGGCAATCGTTTCTAGCGGGCCGTCTTTGTACCCTTCGGAGATGAACAGGACTCGCTTTTTGTCCTTGTCCCAAATCTCCCACACTTCCGCCGTTTTGAACGTCTCTTGCAGAGACTCGTCCTTCATCGCCTTGACGTCTTCATCATCCGTGGCGTTGAGTTGAACCTTTGCGCCAACGTCGCCGAACTTGTCTTCCAACCCTTCGCGGGTCATCTTGTGCCTGAAACCTATGGCGGAGACTTCGCACCACTCCTTCGCCGGGCAGAGAACCCGGAAGTCGTCCCACTGCACATGCTCAGGGGGAGTCTGTTCCCACTCCAATTCCTCTTCATCGCCCTCTAACGCTTCGCCGCCGGCATCGTGCTGTTCGTTTTCCTCAGTGTCTTGAGTAACGCCCACTTGCTGAAGGGACGGGACATAACGAACGCGGGCAACTCCCCGACCAGGCAGAAGCATGTCCAGAACACAGGACTTGATAACTGAATCAAAGTCCGTTGTATCAAGTCCGTATTCAAGCGAACGTGACAGAACCTCGCTGACTGCCTTTCCCAGAGGATCGGCGTCCTTGAACCTTCGTCTTACATCAGGCTTGGGGAGGGAGTTATAGACCGCCGGACGGAGCGTTTCCGTATTAGCCCAGAGGATGTTGAACGAATGGCGCTTGGCTTGCTTCTGACGATAGCGATCCCATACCTTCTCGCCCTTCTTCCGCCATTCGGATTCCCGTTTATCCGCGAGCTTTATCTCCAACAGCCAGCGTTTAACGACTCCGGCATCGTTTTTCTCAATGTCGGAGGGCTTCTCTAAAGAAGCCGATGCGCCTTCGTAGTCCATTAGACAGGCTGGAAGATGAAGGTGACGTTCAGCGTGCCGCCAATCGTGGCGTAGGCGCTTGAAGCAAAGTCAGCCGGGAAGGAATGCCACCCCACCGCAGGAGTGATCGTCCCCGTCCGTGCCGTTCCGCTTGATCCGCCATCCTTCAGAATGATGGTCCCGGCCGTGGTGGAATTGACATAGAACCCGATCAACTGCGCGGGCTTGTCATAGATTGCCCCGGAGGCGGTGAGATTGACCGGCTGTCCTGTAATCGCTTGGCTCATTGTTCGTCCCTTCGCCGGCGAGCGGCTTTCACTATTTCGTTGAATGTTTGCTGCTGCGGCCACTTTGGGTCAGCCGCAACAATCATCCTCAACCACGGGCGCGACATGCAGGCATAACGCCAATCGTCTGCCGCGTGGTCTTCCATGTCGGTATCTATGTCTTCAGGATGATTTTCGTCATGCTGAAGCAGGGGAATTGTGCGGATTGAATCAACGCACGTATCGAAGCAATACAGCATCGGGGCATCGTCACCCTGGAACCGCTGCCGCATCTGGTCCCATCCGTTTATCCGCTGGTTATCTGCCCTGCGCCAAAGAACGCCATCCTTCAGCATCCTCTCCGCAATCGAAGGGCCGCCATCCACCTTCCAGCAAGACGGGTCCGCCACCGAATAAGCAAACTTGTCCGGGCCGTCGCGCTTCCTGATTCCTTGCGCGACTTCTTCCGCCGTGAGCTTCAGCCCGACATTTGGCTCGCTCGCTCCGTACCATTCCCGGTAACGGATAAGCGATCCTCTTGGGTGATCCGTGTTCCCGTCAGCGATCGCCCACCAACCAACAGAAAAGGGCTTTGCACTCCCCCAGTCGAAAGACCTGAATCGCGTCCAGCCCGATGGAACGGTGAAAGGCTTGATTACGTGCTTGTCTCGCTGCCAGCAATCGAAGAAAGCGCCAGCAACAACATCCCAGTCACCATCAAGCCACGCCTTGACCAACTCCGCAGAACCGGACGATTTAAGCAGGGCGATGTATTGGCGGTTGTCTCGCAGGAACTTGTTATCCGTCACCTTCGACGGTATGAACATCCGCGTCAGCCCTGTATCAGGGTCGTCATACGGCGTATAGGGTGGCGCTACGTCAATAAATCGCGCCTTTACCCAGATATGCCCTTTGCCGCCGGGATTGCCTCCCGATCTGATCCGGCCATGAATCCCCGCACTGTTACGAAGACATGCCTTTAGCTTGTTGTACCCATACGGGGTCGCATGGTTCGTCAGCTCGTCAAAGCCGATCCATGTGTATTGATGCCCCTGATACCCGTCTGCATCTCTCTCATGCTCCAAGTAGCGCATCTTGAGCGTTGCGCCACCCGGGAAATACCAGCAGTTGCTAAACGGGAAATCGGCAGAGGTCGCGGATTTATAAATCCCACCATACGGCGGAAACAGTTCCCGCGCCCGTATCTGCAATTCCTCTAGTTCGTTGTACGTTTTGCGGAAGATTATCCCGCGCCATGCTGCTCCTAAATCAATATCCTCTAGGTAGTCACCAAGCAGAAAATCAGATTTGCCGCCACCCCGCGCACCCCCGAAAAACAACTCATCGCACCAATCGGCCTCTATCGCTATCTGCTGCGGGCCTAGCTGCGGCTTCCATCTTACTTCGCCAGTGTTTTCAGCCATTCTTCGCGCGTCAGTTTCGGGCGCTTGGCGTGAATGTGATTTACCGTTCCGCTATGTTCTGTTTTGTTCTCGGTAATCAGCGGCGCATTGCTTAAAGATTTGTCCAGCAGAATCTTTGCGGCAGCTATTTGCGTTGCTGTAAGCTCAATTTCTCCATCTATATGATTTTGAAGCTTATTTACAAGCAAGGTCGCCTTGATCTTTTCCCTGATTTCCTCTTGCCGGTTTCTTCCTAGAACCGACAGGGCTTTTGCCTTGTTGGTCGCCGCCATGATGTTCCTTTCAACGGGGTATCCCGCCTATTGCTTGATTGGTTAAGCGCTCAGTCCTGCCTTTAGTGCGCCGAGTCGAATCGAATGATCCGGGAACATGATAGAAAATTTTTCGCACAAACCTATTGAATGAATTGAAAACGTGTGTATAATTCAATTCATGGGTAGCGCATCGCAACCCGCCGACACCAGCCGGTAGCCTGGTGAGGAGTAGAAAATGAGCAAATGCAACGTAGTAGTTATTAACCCGGACGGCATCATCATCGCGGTCGAGGAATACAACCCCGCAAATCGCCCGCAATCCGTTTTTGAAGCCGTCCAACGCATCGGAATGCGTCTCGCTATTCCTGCCCCTGAGTTTAAAAATTCCACTACAGACGCCCTCGGAAACGAGTGGGGAAAAATGACGGGGGATTTTGAACCCGGTATGGTTGAAATCGGAATTGGTAAATGGGGATTTGAAAAATGACAGCATTCGCATCCCTGATGCGGCGGGCCGACACGCTACGGCGTGTCGAGTCCGATGCGGTTCTCTCTGCGTGGTGGACCGGATATATGCGTGGCCTCCGCCGCGCCCACCACGGAGAGCAATTCGGCACTCAGGCCGAACATGACCTCTGGCTGTCGGCCGCAGATTCCCCTAATCAGCAGCGAGCTGCCCTTGGGCGCGGCTACGCCGCAGGGCTCACGCTAGAGCCGAGAAACCCTGACTGATTCCCTATTTAAAATGACCATCAAAAAACAAACCGCCCCTCACGGCGGGGCACGCGAAGGATCGGGTCGCCCCAAAATAGGCGCTCAGCGGGTCAACGTGAGCCTGGACGAGGAAACACGCAGGCGCGCCCGTGAAATCGGCGCAGGCAACGTCAGCGAAGGCCTGCGGCGCGCTGTAGCGGCATTCACTCCGCCCGATCCTTGTTAGCCCTAAAAAATATCTCGTCTGCCCCTTGACAAACTATATCCATTGGATATAATGACTCACATAGGGCAGCATTTCGCAGCCCGTGTTTTGAGGAGTCAGCCATGAGCGCCATCACCCAATTAAGCGAGGCCATTGACGCGGGGCTTGCCACCCTGTCATTGATCCAGCCTGTTGGCTGGAGGGAGGCCGGGTTCACCGACCTTTTGGCGTGGCTTGCGCCAGAATGCCCTCTCCTCCTTGGCGAGGGGGAGGCATGGGAAGAATGACCAACACCGCCACCACCATTAAGGCCGCCCGAGAGGCGGCCGGTTTGTCTGCCAGCGAGGCGGCTAGCCTCGTTGGCGTTACAACTCTCACCTGGCAGCGGTGGGAGGGCCAATCCAGCCGGGCGACGGAAATCCCGTATGCCCACTGGAATTTGTTTTTGTTGTTGGTGGGGGCGCATCCAGTTTTTACCCTTTCTGCCCGTGAGGGCTAACCCGTCGTTCCAGCGGAGCTACGCGGCGATGCCGCTTGCCCGCTGAACTCCACGTTCAGCGGCCCAGTCGTCCAATGCGGCCCAGGCTGCGCACGCGCGGCCCCTGGTCGGGCCGGTATGGAATAAAAAAGCCCGCACATGGCGGGCTGAAACTCTCAGGAGAGAGCGGAGGAGTTTTACGGCTGGCGGCTGTCTAGCCAGTTTCCCGGCACAGATGGAGTGGTTTCAGTCACCATGCGAAAAACGAGGGAGGCCCCTTTTTCTTTCTATTATCCCGATGGTGTCAAGACCCTATCCCATCATCTCGCGCGAGCTCTTCGTACTTCTCAGGCAATGAATATTTATGCTCTGGCACGTCATGCGGGCTTTGCTTCTTCCTGAGTGCAACCTCCATTGAATTCTCGGCTTCGATCAGAATAGACACGCCGGCTTTCGTCATGTCCGAGCCGTCAATCGTCCGCTCCCCGGTTCCGCCGCAACTCGGGCAGGTCTCTTGCTGGAAGTTAAGCACTCCCCTGCCCCCGCATTTCGGGCAGTGGCGAGAAGCCCAGTATTCAAACGCTTCGTGGGCCGCATCGAGGGCGAGCAGCTTATCGAATCCGGCTTTGATTAGCCTGGTTGAGATGATAAGAGTTATCTCCATCACGGTTGATGATCGGGGAGAATCAATGAAGTGAATCATCAGATCCCCGAGCCGGTTCTTTTGCGCGCAAAGCCCAAGCGCTAGAACCGAATCAAGGCACCATGAATCCGGCTGAAGGGTATTTGCCGAGAGAGCGCAAATGGCGGTTTCTGTTCTGTTGAGTTCGCTGGTCATTCCCGCTCCTTGTAGTTCTTGCACCGTTTCAAAGTCTTACTGCCCTTTTCACAGACTTCCATCGGAGTGCCTGCAAAGGTGAATTTGTTCAGGTGCCTGCACCCTTTGCAGGTTCTGGCCTCTTTGCGCTCATAGACCATTGCGGGGTCGCCCCACTCCCATGAACGGTCAGGCATCGCCACAGGCCGCAATCATTCGGTCAATTGCTTCCTTAAGTACCGGCCACTCTTCTTCCGCGATGCAGATTTTCCCTATGCCTGCTCTCCCCACCTGCTCAACCTCAACAAAAGGCCCGGCACCCTCATCAACCATTCTTACCGTTGTCGCCATTTCGCTGAAAATTTGATCTATTTCTGGCTTTACGATCAGGGAAAGCGTTTTTATCTCGTAGCTCATTTCCTCTCCTTCTCCAATGCTTTCCACTTCGCACGGTAGTGGGATTTCAGATAAATGAAGTCTTCTCGCGTGTAGCGGGATGGTTCTGACCGTCCTTCCAATCTCTCGACGCGATCAGCTCCGAGTCGATTGACAAGCCCAATCCGGTATTCAATGGCGTTTCCGCTTTTGTACTGATTGCAGGGGACGCACTGTTTATGGCAGTTGTCTTCGTCAAACCTAAGTTGAGGAGCAGCGCCAACAGACCGGTAATGTCCCGCGTCGTAAGCTCCAGCGTGATGCCGCCCGCAAGAAATACACGGCAAGTCACGATCTCTTTCCCGGATGTAGTGGTTGAACTCAATTTGCGCCTCCTTTGAAAGTTGCGACTTCGTTTTAATGGCCTCTTTCCGCTTTCGGAATTCTTTGGCCTGAGCTTTTATTCGCTCGTTCGTTGCGTAGGTCGCGGCACATTCCACCGTTTCGCAGACTTTCTGATTCATCCGCTTTCGCGTGAATTGGCATTTGCAGACCTTGCAGCGGGTCATGCCGCGGTCACCCAGAGTTCAGCCATCCTCTCGACTTCTTCAGGGGATACCGTGGGCCAATAGGTCTTGGAGACATACCGGCATATCGCGGCCATGACTTCGTGAAACTCCCCATCATCCATTGACTCAAAAGCCAGAGATTGAGGGATTCGATACGTGCATGGACCAATTCCGGGGAACATCACGGCCATTTCCGAACACCCGATATTCCCCTCGATCTGGATTCGCTTCAGTACCGCATGCGCTTCCATGTTTGAGAACGCCTCAATGTTCTCCGCGACCAATGCCCCAACTTGATGCGCTAACCGGTGGAATCTGGGATTACGCGGCTTCTTGATGTCTCCCGCCACAATGTCACCGACTTTGTAGCCACGTTCCCGAAGGGTCTGCAAAGAGAACTGATCCGCAGGCTCTAGTCCTCCCTTAATGATGCGGAGCATTACGCGGGGCTTTTTGCTGGGCTTCATTTCCCCTCCTCGTGTAGTTCAGCCAGCTCTTTCCCCTCGTCCTTCGATTCGCAGACCTTCAGCAGATCGTGATCGCAGTACAAAGTCCAGAGCGTTGCCCCTTCCGAGAAACAGGAAGCGAGGCGATAGGTTCCCCTCCTCCCCATCGCTGTTCCTGCTTCCCGTCCGGAGGGTTTCCAAGTCAGCATCAGTGCGCCACCATTTCAGACTCTGGGATCAATTCGAGGAAGGTCATGGGAATTGACCTCACCCGTTCAGGTTCTTCCATGGCGCCACACAACCGCTCGGACGGATTCATATCTGCCGTGGAGTGATAGTTCCCGCAGGATTCACGGGAACCGCAGAATCCACCCATGCAGGGGATGAGCTTCATGCAACCTCGTCCAATCCACAGTGAAGCCTTAATTCAAAGTTGTCGGCATCGTACTTGTCCCCCCTTGCTGCCATCTCAACATTACGAACCGCCTGCCGGTAATAGGTGTCCTTAAGCTCAAACCCGATCCCCTTCCTTCCCATAAGAACCGGGATATAAACCTCACTACCGACACCCATGAATGGAGTCAAAACCGTTTCCCCTGGATTGCTTCGGAGCGTCACCACGCGCTCGATAACGTCCAGCTGCAACGGATGAACATGCCTCTCGTCATCAACCCCTCTGGCCTCTTTGAATGGGAGAACCCTATTCATACGTATGTCGTCCCACATACAATCAGCGTACTGACGCCATATCCAATGGGAAAACCTATTTTCCGTTTGCTTCCCAGTGTGCCCTCGGTATTGAATAATGTCGGAAGGGGGAACCCTCTCCCCTGCGTACTCAAGCATTCCAACAGGATGAGTAACCGGAACAGGGTTTTTCCCTTTGTTACGGAAAAGCAAAAGAAAGTCAGCCGCCGCAACTCCACAATCCATCGAATCAGCGACCAAAGAAGCGTGAGCAAGGTTCTTTTGCATTGTCCTGAGGCGTACAGCTAATGGTTCTTTCCATATCGCGTGCCGTCCTGCGAAATGCCATCCGTTCCTCTCATGCAAACGGATAATGTCTCCAGGGAAATCGATATAGCTATCCGTCCCTGAATTTGATCGGGGAACGTCCATGCAATGCACGGCGGTCATTCTCCCCGGCATCGTAATTCTTGCCAGTTCGGAAACAACAAACTCGTAATGCTTGAAAAACTCCGAATAGTCAGAACAATTAGACAGGTCACGATCATTCGACGAGTAGTGATAAAGCCCTCCGAATGGCGGGGAATAAACAGAAAGATGAATCGATTTATCAGGAAGAGACTGCATTCCTTCAACACAATCTCCGTGATAAATAGCAAATTTCTCTGTAATTAGTTGGTCGCGAACAGCCATGATGGAACCTCCGTTTTTGTTTGGTATATAGACCCGCGTTTAATCGACATTGAAGAATTCATTTGCGCCACAAGGTTTGAAAACATGCTGTCGGCAAGATCAGATTTACGTTGAAGGTTTTTCAGAACCCCCCGCTCACCCTCGGTAGTCACAATATCAACCCGCACTGGACGTTTTTGCCCAAACCTCCAGCATCTACGAACCCCTTGGTAATACTGCTCAAACGAATGTGAGGGGAAGAACGTTACATGCCGACATTTTTGGAAATTGAGGCCAAACCCCGCAATTTTCGGCTTAGTCACCAATACCCGCGCCTCGCCATTTGCGAAGGCCAGTAGTTTTTCTTCTTTCGCTTCATCGGAATCCTTCCCGCTCACCTGGATTGCTCCAGGTATCGCCTTTTGAAGCATGTCGCCTTCTTCGTTCAGATGACACCAGACAAGAGCCTGGTCTCCTGTATCCACAAGATTTCCAACCATCTCGCAGCGTTCTACAACCGTCCGGCGACGCTCTTCTCTCTGCTCTTTAAGTCCAACAGCAGGGAGAGCAAATAACATCCCATCTGGCAAGCTATTCGCCTGAACCAAATGCTCTACCTCTTCCATCGGCGGAAGAACAAAACGCGAATCATCAAATCCAAGGTCGGAAGGTTTTCGCATGGCTCTTGCCCATGAACAAACCCACTTCCAAAAGGCCATCTCGGCATGTCCCTTAAATCTCCACTTGATAACCTCTCCGCGCATTCTCCCCTGTGCTGAATTGTTCAAATCATTTTTGAAAAATCGGTTAAGCATATCCATATACCCAAGATATCCAAGAGCTTCCGACGATGTTCCAAGCTCGATATAGTCATTTGGAGCCGCAGTCGCGGTATCAAGCAACCGATATTGAATCTTCCGCATAAATGCAGTGACGCTTGCTCGCGTAGCACCGTTGAACGACTTCAGAATCGAAGACTCGTCACACACGCAGCCATAAAAATCCGCCGATGAGAATTTGTGTAGCTGCTCGTAGTTTGAAATTGTTATCCCTCGGTATATTTCGCCGCTGTGAGACCGATGGACTTCAATCCCGAATTTCTCTGCCTCCATAACCATTTGTGCCCCAACTGCAATCGGCGTCAGGACGAGGACATTCCCATTTGTTTTCCTGACAATGTTTTCGGCCCAAACCAAAAGCATCGCAGTCTTACCTAGACCACAATCAGCCATGATTGAGGCGCGACCTTTTCTGACAGACCAATCGACTAAACTTTTTTGAAAGTCAAAAAGAAAATCAGGCATCCAAATAGGATCGAATCCTCCATAGCTATCTGATTGAGACTTAGCCTCCAAAAAATTTAGGTATGATTCCGTTTGTGGCATATTATTTCCCTGTGTGTCACAGCCCCCAGACCCTGCAAGGTCGCCAATGGGGGCTTTTTCTTTTGCGGTATGGCTCCGCGCGTTCATGCGGCGACTTTCTGCGGAGAAGTCTTGAAAATCCCCGCTTTCAAAATCCGATTCCGGTATTCCCGTTTTTCTTCCTTCGTCTTCAACCCCCATGCGTCAAGGGTTCTACGGACTTCCATCAGGTGATGGTCGTGCCAGTGAGCACGGCAAAGGTTCGCGCCGAATTCGTTGCTCATCGCCTCCCCTCGGCAGTTTTCGTAGGCACAGGGGATGATCTGCTTCGGCCTGGAGTTCGTTGCAGCGGAATACCCGCAGGAGCATTTCGTTCCCCGGAAATTCGTTCCGCATTCAGGACATTCAATCATTCGGCCCTCCTAGCTCGCCCTGGTACTGGGCAAAATTCGTTCTGTTGAAAATCGTTTTTGGACGGAGAAATCCCATCATTTTTTCGTCGGTTCCCCATTCCCGCGATTTTTTGGCAATGACCTGGCGGCACTCGGCCACAGTCGCCCCCTCCTTCAGGCGAGCAACGATCAGATCGAGGTTTGCAGGGACGGGTCTGTAGCGACTTGACGTCTTGACGTTCAGAAAATCGAGAACTTCCCGCGCTGCAGGTTTGAGACTTTCTGATTTCGAAGGGGGAGATTCGTCGGGATTTCCCGACAATGTTTTTAATTCTTTATCTGTATCTGTATCTGTATCTAGCGGTGTTACGGGTGCGTTTCGTAACGCGTTACTATTCCGTTCTCTAAATCGCTTTTGCCTCTCAGCCCTTGTGGGGTCTCGATCTGAGCGGAATTGACGCTTGTCCCAATTCAGCAAAGTCCAGTCAGAATCGATGAAACCTTTCTCTATAAAAAGTGACTTTGTTTCCTCAATTTCGGACTCAGTAACGCGAAGTTGAAACGCTATTTCAGCGTTACTGTGCGTCAGTAACGCGTTACTGCTGCGTAGGCATAAAAGCATGATGTAACGGCGCTGCATTGCCTCGCTCATCATCTGGACTTTTGGGTCTGTCGCAAACTCGGCGTAGAGTCGGAACCATTGCATTTTTAGATTCCCCTGCACCGATTACAGACCAGACACCCCGGCATGAACTGGTCAAGCCCAAGTTTGCGGAGACATTTCGCGCAAGTTTTCATTCCGGCCTCGTCATCTGTTTAACGATGTCACGAACGGTTGATTCACCGCAGCCGAATTCGTCCGCTAGAACCTTGTAGCCAACGATTCCGGGCCGGTACATGCGCCGAATCTTGGCAACCTGCGCGTCGCTCAACTTGGCCCGGTGATGGCCTTCGCCGATCCGGTATCCGTTACGCCGGTTCATTGGCTTCTCCGATCTGAGGGGCGATCATGGGATGGCCGATCAAAGAGAACCGAGAGAGCGCCTTGCAATGCTCTTTCCTGAACGCTTTTCCATCCTCAACGCCATGCACGGAATGCCCTGCTCGTGGTGTCCTGCGAACCGAGTACGGAACGCGGGCATGTTTAGCAATGAACTTGTCTATGAGCTTGTGGAATGTCATTTCCGCTCTCCCTCCGAAGATGTCGGATTGACCCCGGTAGCGCTGCAAAACCCGTCCAGTACGGAGAGGGTCTTTGCTTTTGCCTCAAAGCGGATTTCTGGCATTGACCTAGCTCGCCACTTTCTGAGCCATCAGGAACAGATACGGGAAGTCGAGCTTCACGCGAGCCGGAATGCCACGAGCCATCCAGTTATGAACACGCTGGACTCCGCCCTTCTTCTTGTCGAACCCAAGAAGCTCCGCAACCTTTGCCGGGCCTCCGAGCGATTTGATAATTTCGGTGTCAGTCATCATGGCTAAATTAAACACCACGCTTAAACGAAAGTCAAACGTTCTGTTTAACAAAGTGGATTGGCAGAAAATTAAACAAACTGTTTGACTTGTGTTTAACCATTGTGTTTAATGCCTCCACTCGCTACCGAAACGCGAGAACAGACAGGAGATAAAGCGTGAGCGAAAAAGACGAAGTTATCGTCGCGTACAAGGGGTTCGACAAGAACTTCCAGTGTCGCGGGTATCAGTTTGAAGTTGGCAAGACGTATCACCACGACGGGGATGTTGAAGTCTGCGCTTCAGGTTTCCACTCATGCGAAAACCCGCTTGATGTCTGGAATTACTACGATCTATCTGATGGCAATAAGTTTGCAGTAGTCAAAGCCTATGGCGCTTTGTCTAGGCATGCCGGTGATTCAAAAATTGCGTCTGCGTCAATCACGATTGAAGCGGAATTAAAGCTCCCCGAATTCGTTGCTGCTGCAATCTCTTGGGTAAAGAAAGCTTGCGAATTTACCGGCAAAGAAATTAACGCTGGTCACTCCAGCCAGTTGGCAGCGTCTGGTCACTCCAGCAAGTTGGCAGCGTCTGGTGACTCCAGCAAGTTGGCAGCGTCTGGTGACTACAGCCAGTTGGCA